AAAAACCATCCTAATACCATGGGAATTATAACTACCAAAATAAGTAACCAACCTCCCATCTCAGTAATAGAACCGAGTAAACTCCAGAAATTATCTGGCGCACAATTCATATCAGGTTTCCTCCCACCAACACTCCCCATTGTCGAGGTTGCCACATCTGTTACAAAAGCAGTTGCCATGCTCCCCACTATCGGTGCAGCCACACCCCCACTTAGTACAGTCCCCGCAGTAGCACCCACTGCCGCTCCTGTCGCTACTACTCCTGCTTTCTTGATCGTCCCGCAT